TTCTTCCGTGACGGTGGGTGTGATCCGTGGGGAGAGAAAACAAAGGACAAGGTTATGATTCTACCTCCTGTAGAACAATACTTAATCACCAAAGAAAAAAGATTATTCAAAGGGTTTGAAAACTATCAAGAAGTTACCCGAATGGTATATGACTTAGAGACGACTTCTCTTGAACCTAAAGATGGTCGTATCTTCATGATTGGAATTAAAACTAATAAAGGTTATCACCGTGTTATTGAATGTATTGATGAGTCTGAAGAAAAGAACGCAATCATAGAATTCTTTAAAGTTATTGATGAATTAAAACCAAGTATTATTGGTGGATATAATTCAGCAAACTTCGACTGGCATTGGATATTCGAAAGATGTAATATATTAGGGATTGACCCAAGAAAAGTGTGTAAGTCCTTACACCCCCAACACTCATTCACAAGAAAGGACAGTATGTTAAAACTTGCAAACGAAGTTGAGACATATACTCAAACTTCAATTTGGGGTTATAACGTTATTGATATTATTCATGCGGTTCGTAGAGCTCAGGCGATTAATTCAAGTATTAAGGCTGCGGGTTTGAAGTATATTACAAAATTTATTAACGCTGAGGCTCCTGATCGTGTATACATTGATCACCTTAATATTGGTAAGATGTATACCAACAAAGAAGAGTTTTGGTTGAATACACAAAATGGTAATTATAAGAAGGCGACTGAGTATGAAGATTTGGATGTAAAGTTTCCTGGGGTATACAAAAAGATTACTGGTGACAAATTGGTTGAGATGTATCTTGACGATGACTTAGATGAGACATTAAAGGTTGACCAAGAGTTTAATCAAGGTTCATTCCTACTTGCGGCAATGATTCCAACAACTTATGAGAGAGTATCTACAATGGGTACCGCAACATTATGGAAGATGTTGATGTTGGCATGGTCTCATAAACACGGACTTGCAATACCTGCCAAGGAATCCAAGACAGACTTCGTAGGAGGTCTTTCTCGACTACTTAAGGTTGGTTATAGTAAGAATGTATTAAAGCTCGACTTCTCGTCTCTATACCCCTCTATTCAACTTGTACACGATGTATTTCCTGAGTGTGATGTTACAGGTGCGATGAAAGGAATGTTAAAGTATTTCAGAGATACCCGTATCAAATACAAACAACTCGCAGAACAATATTATGAAACAGATCGTAAGAAGTCTGAGTCATATGGTAACAAACAATTACCGATTAAGATTTTCATTAACTCGATGTTCGGTGCGTTGTCAGCCCCTCAGGTTTATGCGTGGGGTGACATGTTTATGGGAGAACAAATTACTTGTACAGGTAGGCAATACCTTCGTCAGATGATTAGGTTCTTTATGACTAAGGGTTATGTTCCATTGGTAATGGATACGGATGGTGTGAACTTCTCTACTCCTGATGATGCTAAAGATAGAGTTTATGTTGGTCGTGGATTGAATTGGAAGGTGACGTTGGGTAAAGAGTATTATGGTCCTGAAGCCGATGTTGCGGAGTATAACGATATCTTTATGAGAGGTGAGATGGCTCTTGATACCGATGGGGTATGGCCGTCATGTATTAACTTGGCTCGTAAGAACTATGCGGTTATGGATGCGAAAGGTAAAATCAAATTAACGGGTAATAGTATTAAGTCTAAGAAGTTACCGGTATACATAGAAGAATTTTTAGATAAAGGCGTTAAGATGTTATTACAAGGTGACGGTAAAGCTTTCATCGAATATTATTATGAGTATCTACAGAAGATTTTTGATAAGAAAATACCTTTGACTAAAATAGCACAAAGAGCTAAGGTTAAATTAACGATTGAGGATTATAATAAAAGATTGAATACTAAAACGAAATCGGGTAATAGTATGTCTCGAATGGCTCATATGGAATTGGCAATCCAACAAAACCTTAATGTTAACCTTGGTGATGTTATTATGTATGTTAATAATGGAACAAAGGCTTCTCAAGGAGACGTTCAGAAAATGACTGTAAAACAAATTAAAGATACGAATGCGGTTAACCTATTTAATAACCCTAAATCAAAACCAATAACTGATGGTGTGATGGTTAATTGTTATATGTTAGATCCAAACACTTTAGAGAAAAACGCTGAGTTGACAGGTGATTATAATGTTCCAAGAGCTGTTGTAACATTTAATAAAAGAATTGAACCATTACTTGTTGTATTCAAACAAGAAGTTAGAGATAGTCTTATTGTTACAGATCCAGTGGATAGAGGCATTTACACTACAGTTCAATGCGAATTAATTAATGGTCATCCATTTGAACAAGGTGATCAGGACACATTAGAAGAAGTTTTAACTTTATCTGAAGGTGAATTATCTTATTGGGAAAAAAGGGGATTAGACTCCAACTACATGTATGAGTTAGCAGAATCAGATTGGAAAGAAAAGTTAGAGGTTAAGTAACTATGATTGTTTTAATCCGTCACTAGAAAGGATATACCAATTACCGTTACAGAATCTAAATTCTATACATGCTCCTTTGTCGCAAACGATTTCGTCAAACTCTTCGTCAATTTTTCCCATATCAGGAATTATTGTAAGATGTGTTAGGGATTTAACAACAACGTGGTCTGTAGAAATACTGTCTAACTTAACAATCGAGGACTCAGATCCTCTAACTATAATACATTCCTCCCCGTTTGTTTGATAGAAATTTTCGCCTGTAACTACAGACACTTCTGATGTGAATAATACTTTTCCATTCACTAATCGTTGTGATGGTATTGATTTAATAATAGACATATTAGATTACATATATTTGTCTTGGAAACGCTCTGAACTTCATTTGTTTGTTCAAGTTTTCCGCTAACAAAGCCTCTCTTTCCATTACTTTTTCAGGGCGTAAACGTTCAAGTCTTAATTTTAATTCTTCCTCAAGTTTACTTTTCTCGTCTTTAGCTTCTGTCAGTAGGCTTTGATAGTCCATGGTTATCTCAGAATCAGGAGTTTTCAGGTTACCACTATACTTTCCTCTAACTCTTGCTAAAGTTTCTTTTGAGTATGCTGTAAACCATCTCCTAACCCATTGTTGAGCTGGAACATTTAAGTCTTCCCATTCTAATGTTTCCAAAGGAACATCAGATGGTAGTTTAATAATATCGGGATTAGCTTTAAGACATGCGTCTCTATCTTTTCCCTCTGTATCGTAGTACCAATACCAAACTCTGTAGTTGTTATATCCGATTGTTCCCCAATCGAATCTACCGCCAGGTACGTTGTATAGTTGTAATAATCTTTCTCCGTCAGGTAAACCTGTGATTCTATATGTTAAATCTCCACCATAGATACGGTTTAATATATTAACTTCTTGTAGACGTAATAACATATCAAATCCTGATGTCATCAAATACGAACCTTGATAACCCATTTGAGCGTAACCCGCACCACCACCTAATCCTGGTGCTCCTGCAAATCCTCCACCCCACGGATTAAATAATCCTGAAGTCATTTCAGCCGGTGTAAACCATAAAACTTCATTGACTTCTCTATTTTTTGGGATAACGTAGTTTTGTGTATTTGCCGATAAATTGATATAATCTTTCTTTAATACCCAAGGTCCTGATGTTTGTAATCCAACAATTTTAGAATACGCATAAGTGAATTGATCTTCGAAATCCATTGTTCTTGTAACTAATGCTTTCGCCACAGACTTTTCGTCCATATTAAGATTAACTAAGTTCACCCACTGACTTTCGATTAACCAATCCAAAGTATATTGCGTATAGTCTTGTATTGATAACTCCATTAAAGAGTCCAACATTTCGTCTTCCAATTCTACACTACGAAGTGGCGCACCTAATTGGTGTTTGATTCTTGTGTAGATTCTGGATCTTTCTGGTTCTCCGATTACTGCCATGATAATATAAATACTTTATAAAAGTTATTTTATGTCGTACAATAAACCGTCTTTAGGAAACACAAAATTTCCACCAATAATGTTTGGTTTCTTATTGAAGATAAGAACATTTCTACCTTTCTGAAAAATCATCCAATCAGTAGAATACATTTTTACTTTTCCTGTACCTTTCAAAATGATCTTGTCGTCTTTATCAATTCTTTCTTTAAATCCTTTAATCTGTCCGGTATATGTTTTTCCGTCTTTTTCTATTTTAGTATCGATACCTTTTAACATATCATCTTCATCACCTAAGTTTCCTGTTTTTGTTGCAATAGGTGATTTGAAAAATCTGTTGATTATTGAAACGGTAATTTCTTCTCTTTTTTCTCCAGCAGAATCACTCTCAACTAAAGCTCTCATTAAATTTTGAAATGTTCCACTTTCTCGATTGAATATTCTGAATTTAAAATAATCTAACGCTTTGATAAATCTAGTGATTTCTGAAATTTGATCTTTTGGTGACTTACCAATAAAGTTTATTGGTTGTTTCTTATCATCTATTGAGTGAATGACTTTATTGATATCTTTTAGTAAGATACAAAATACTGTGTAGTTTGTGTTGAGTTTGTTAAGGACGGATCTTCCTGGTTTTTCAAAATTATAAATTCCTGCTAAATTACCTTGGTTATCTCTGTCTGCCCAATATTCGTGGAATACTTCTTTTAGAATTCTGTCGATGTTGGTTTTGTATTCTTGTTCTGTTTGTCTATTAACGTTAAACATGACTCTTACTGCTTCCGATTCTTCAGGTCCACATTTTTCCGATTTACCTTCCGATAGAATCTCCTTAAATTTTGTGGATTCAGCAAGTCTCGTTTCTGTTTTCATTTCATACATCTTTGAGACAAAGTCCCAATTTACTACTTTCCAAAAATTTGTGATATACTCATCTCTTTTATTTCTGTATTTTAAGTAGTATGCGTGTTCCCACAAATCAAGTCCCAACAAAGGAAATCCACCACCTTCAATAACATTCATTAAAGGATTGTCTTGGTTTGGTGTTGACATAATTTTCAACTTGTTTTGACTAGTTAAAACTAACCATACCCAACCAGATCCAAATCTATCTTTGGCAATTGTATCGAATTCTTTTTTGAAATTGTTGAATGAACCAAATTGTTTTTTAATTTTTGTTTCAAGCTCACCTTTAAGTTTCATTGGTTTTGGCGACAACATATTCCAAAACAACGCGTGATTAAACGCTCCGCCAGCATTATTTCTTATTGTTTTGTCGTACCTTGAAATTGATTTAATAATTTTTTCTAAATCAAGGTCTCCGTATTTTTTCTTTGAGAGTGCGTCATTTAATTTATCTACATAGCCCTTATAGTGTTTGTTGTAGTGGAAGTTCATTGTTTCTGGATCAATGAACGTTTTGAGGGCTGAATAAGAATAGGGAAGTTTCTCTATTCCAATTTTTTTCATTTCTGTGATTAACAACTCGGTTTCGTGTGTTACGTGGTTTTCTTGTATTTGTTTTTCGAGTTGTACAATCTTCTTTTCTGTTTTATTCATAATATTGGATTATCATATAAATAATCCGTTAGTTCGTTATTGTCTACGTTGGTTAATTTGTTTCATAATTTCTTCTACTAAATCTACATCATTTTTAACATCACCCATAACCGTAGCAATAACTTGTTTTTTCTTGTTGAGTATATCGTAAATAATTCCTTCTATTGTGTTTTCAAATATTGGGTAGTAAACTAAAACATTATTTTTTTGACCGTATCTATAAGCTCGATCTTCTGCTTGTGAATGGTCTGAAGGTAAAAATGATAGGTCGTTCATTATTACCGCCTCTGCTGCGGTTAAAGTAATACCCACACCTGCAGCCTTTATATTTCCTACAAAGACTTTCACTTTGTCATCTTCTTGGAATTTATCAACACTGTTTTGCCTTTCAGGTTTTGACATTGATCCGTCAAGTCTTACTGCTGTTTTACCAAAATGTTGAATTATTCTATCGAGTGAGTTTGTAAAATTACAAAATATGATGACCTTCTTACCTTGTTCTATTATGTTTTCAGCCAATTCGATTGTCTGAATAACTTTCTCTTCGGCAATAACTTGTCGTACTTGGGTAAGTTTTGTAAATTGAACCGTCAATGATTTACTCTCATCGGGGTTCTTCTCATACCAATTGTAATAATCACCCATTACCTCTTCGTATTGTTTTGATTTTAATCTAAGGTATACGGGTGTAATAATTTTATCAGGTAAATCTAATACATCTTGTTTTAATCGTCTTAGAGTGAGACCTGAGGTTCTATCTCTTAATTCCTCAAGGTTACTGGCTCCTGTAACATTCCATATCTTTCTACCTCCAGCATTGAATTGATATCCGCTACAATATCTGATGGCGTATGCCATCCAATTTTTGGCAACTGGTGAGTCAATCAAACTTAACAAATTGAAATAATCCATTGGTCTTGAGGTCATTGGTGTACCTGTTAATAACCAAAGTCTATCAACGTTCTTTACAAGGTCGTTTATTAGTTTTGTTCTTTGTGCTTGACCGTTTTTAATATAGTGTGCTTCGTCAACGACCACCAAATCAAAATTGGCTCCAAGAATTTGCGAATCAGATTTCTTTTTAACATTGTGGAAATTTTTAATAATATCATAATTTATAATAACAAAATCATGTTCTTGACTGAAGTTCTTTCCTTCAGAAATATAAATGCTTCTGGTTGTATAATTCTCAATCTCTCTCTGCCAATTAATCTTTAAACTCGCAGGACAAATAATTAATATCTTTTTAGCTCCACTCTCAAGTGCAGCAACTATAGTTGATGTGGTCTTACCAAGACCCATATCATCAGCTAAGATATATTTTTTGTTCTCAACAAGTTTTTGAACGGCCTCAATTTGATGAGACAAAAGAGGTCTGTGGGAATACTTTTCAAAATCAATAACAACATTTTTTACTGTGTTGTCTTTGATTAGTGATGCTTTTGGAACCCAAAAATCGTGAAGTTGTTCTGTCTCAAATACTTTACCCCAAACATGGTAAGCCTTTTCTTTATCCGCCAATAACTTTTCGATCCATATTTTTTCAGGTATTTCTGTGTATAGTTTGTCGTCGGCTAATTTTTGTGCAAAGTACGAATCAAGGTTAACCCACTTTTTGGCAACCTTTGGTGGTTTGTCGTGAAAGTTAATTATGTATTCAGATTGACTTCTTGTTGGATAAAACTTTTTATTAAGAACTGATTTACGTTTTAGTTCTTGAATATAATTGTTTGGCCCATCATAGTTTTCTAAAATGGAAATTGCTTTTGATTCTATACTAACTTCCATACTCATTAGATAAGAACTGTTGTTTGTCTGCCGTCAGACCAATAATTTTCATCACCATACCAAACGAAAATTTCATCACCAGGGTTAATGTCTTTTACAGCGTAAAACTCAAAAGAAGTGTTTTCAAAATTAGATCTCCAATTTGCGTTGGGTATTTTGCTGTGATTATAAATCATTCCAAATCCAACTGGTACGACTTGTTTCTCAGGATTAATTCCTTGTGGCCAATTAAATCTATAGTGTATTAATATGTGTGATGATTCGTTTGGAGACATTCCAAGATCAATAATAGGACAAACTTCTATAATCTCTCCTTCTTTAATTGGTTGTGAAGCAAACACACCAAGTCCATGAATTGGACTTTTATCTAAATATATTTTTAATGATGGATATAATTTCATATAAAGGCTTTGAAACAAATATAATTGATTCTGATGTATTTATCAATATATGGAAAAATTGGTACCAATAACGAGATTAGGTAAGTTTTTTGGTGGTGAGGATTTCACCTTGGATATTGATATGGGTGAAGAGTGGTTAGAGGGTGATATGAACTTTACCTTTGTTTTGTATAAAGTTGATAAGTATAAAACCAAAACAGATGATGTTTATGGGGAAGCTTTGCAAGACGGTATTCAGTTTCTTCCACCTGTTGAAATAAAGGGCATGGTTCAAATTGTGGCTCCAACTAATCAAAGATTGGGAACTTCAAAAATCGAACAATCTGAGCCAGGTAATTTAAAAGTATCAGTCTATCAAAGAACTTTGGATGATTTAGAAATTGATATTTCTTTTGGTGATTACATTGGGTATTACGAAACTGAAAGTAAAGTTAGGTATTATTCTGTTAGTGATGACGGAAGGGTTAATTCAGATAACAGACATACATATGGTGGGTATAAACCGTTTTACAGAACTATTATTGCAACACCTGTAACAACGAACGAATTTAACGGAATATAATATGGGATTTCCGAAACAAGTAAAAAAACAAATACAGTTAGTTCCTCCTAAAACTCTTTCAGCAAGAAGAGAACAACTTTTAGAGTATATTAACAAAGACGGTACTTACCTACCTAATTCGGTATTACATGCCGATTTGGATAAAGGTATGCTTGAGTTTGTTAAAGAAGAGTTAAGAACTGTGGTTTCAGGTAAGGTTGTCCCAACTGTTGATGTTCTCATAACAACACAAAACTGGTCTCAATTTACTGAAACATGGAATTTTGTTGATTCGGACTTTAACGTATCTCCTCCTTTTATTACAACAGTGAGAAATCCTGAAGTTAAGTACGGATCTAATCCAGCACTTCTTTACACCATTCCAAATAGAAAACAATATTATTATGCCACTGTTCCTACATGGGACGGACAAAGAAAAGGAATGGACATTTATACTATACCTCAACCCGTACCTGTTGATATTACTTATAGTGTTAAATTCATTTGTAATAGAATGAGAGAGTTGAATGAACTTAATAAGAATGTTCTTCAAAAGTTTTCATCAAGACAGGCATATACTTTTATCAAAGGACAATACGTTCCAATAATATTACAAAATATTTCTGACGAATCTGTTGTAGACTTAGACAAAAGAAAATACTACATACAAAGTTATGAATTTTTAATGATGGGTTATTTGATTGACGAAGAGGAGTTTGAAGTTAAACCAGCAATTTCAAGAACCGTTCAATTATTGGAAGCTAAAACATCAAGAGGAGGTAGAAAAAAATCTTACCCTAAAAATCCAAGTTTATTTCCTTTAACATTTAATTTTTCTGCGGGGACTACGGCTTACACAGAAAATTACAAATATACAGCAGACTTATCTTTTGACGGTATGGAAAATATAAGTTCTTGGGATGTTTATATTAATGATGATTTTTATGGTTCGGATCTTACCGAGATTCAATTAACATCAGGTAATAATCTTACACTGAATATAACACCAACAGACCCTTCGTCTGATTCTCAAATTGTCTATATTGCGAGATTAATTTAATCTTCTCCGTATAGATCAGTTTTTTCTTTACACTTTTCCATAATTAAATTTTCAAGAAACTTGTAAATTTTTAAACCCCTTTTATCACAATACTTTTTGAGTGTGTTGTGAGACTCAATTGAGATTTTGATGTTCTTTATCTCTTTTGTCGTTTTTGACGTTGTTTTCATGGGCAGAAAAAAGGCAGAATAAAAGCGCCTAATTTATAAATACAATATAAAGAGTAAAGTTTTTTGTGTTTAATTTAATATTTATGTATAAATAAATCTGAACAGAATTTTTAAATAATGGCAACAGCAAGTAAAGTATTCGTTTCACCCGGTGTATACACAACAGAGACCGACCTATCATTCGTCGCGCAAAGTGTTGGTGTAACTACATTAGGGTTAGTAGGGGAAACCCTAAAAGGCCCAGCCTTCGAACCAATTTTCGTAACGAGTTTCGACGAGTTCACAACTCTTTTTGGTGGTACATCCCCTGAAAAGTTTGTGAATACACAAATTCCTAAATATGAGGCGGCGTACATCGCAAAGTCTTACTTACAACAATCTAACCAATTGTTCGTGACTAGAATACTAGGATTATCAGGTTATGATGCGGGACCTTCTTGGTCTATCACCACTATTGCTAACGTGGACCCAACTACTGTTGGTGTTAATGTTACAACAGGAACAGCATTTGAAATGGACTTCTCGGGATCAACGGGAGGAACTGTTAACATAACACAAGATACAACTCCTGATGTTATTTGGGATGATTTTGGTTTACAATATCAACTTGAGAATGGAAATTTATCCACTTTACAAGAAGACATCTCAACTCAATTAGTTGATATTTTCAGAGATACAACATTATCTGGAACAAGTGCATATGTGTTTGGTTCTTTATCTGGTACAGTATACAACGAGTTAATTGCTGATGGTATCACTGGTTTAACAAACGTATTTAGTTGTAATAACATGGATCTTAATTCTGCTGATTTAACATCAGACGATAATGATGTTTGGTATTATGCAACATTCGTTAACCAAGCTAATAACGGTTATTCAGGTTATTCATTCTACACATCAATATCGGTACTTAATAGTTTAGGAAGTGGTAATTTTAACGGATCATTATCAGGTCAAATGTTCACATTCTCTGGTACTGCGTTCTCAGAATATAATGATGTTGTTGTTGCAACTTTAAGATCAAGAGGTATTAGTTTATACAATTCAACAAGTGCAGGACCAACATATCAAGTTACAGGATTAACTGATGTTGGAATTAGCACCGTTGGTTCTTATTCTGCAATAACAAGAAATCCATTCTCAACTTTTGCAATTACAGGTACAACAATTGAAGGTGAAAACTTCTCATTTGAGACTTCACTTCAAAACTCAGATTCTGAGTACATCACAAAGGTATTCAGTGTAAGTAACTTTGCTAAATTAAGATTTGAAGTTCCGTTATTTGTTGAAGAGGTTTATCAAAACATGTTAAATTATGCTTACAATAAAGGATATATTCGTGGAATAAATGCGGAGTTGATTGCATTACCTGAAGCAAGAGGTGGAGACACGTCTTCAATTGCAAATAATGTATTCCAATATCAAAGTCCTGAAACTCCATTCGTTGTTTCAGAACTTAGAGGTAATAAGGTTTATAATTTATTTAAATTCATTTCGATTTCTGACGGTGATTCTGCAAACGTAGAAGTTAAGATTTCTATAATGAATATGTCATTTAATAATAGCACATTCGATATCATGGTTAGAGATTTCTTTGATACTGATGCTAACCCTGTAGTTCTTGAAAAATTCACGAACTGTACTATGGATCCTAACAGTAACTCATTTGTTGCTAAAAAGATAGGTTCTTCTGATGGTGAATATCCTCTTAACTCAGCGTTTATTATGATTGAGTTATCTGATGAATTCCCTGTAGATGCATTACCTTGTGGATTTGAAGGTTATATTATGAGAGATTACTCTGGTGATGTTTTATCTCCAGTTCCTGTTTATAAAACAGAATATAATTTCCCTGGTCAAGTTATCTATAACCCTCCTTTCGGTACAACAAACGGAGGATCAAATGTGGTAACAAGTCCTGGTGACAATGTGAGAAGAACTTTCTTAGGGTTCTCAAGTTCTCTTGGTATTGATGAATCATTCTTAATGTTCAAAGGTTACCAAAATAATTTGAACCATTGTAATCTTATTGACGGTACACCTTGGAATACTAAAACTAAAGGATTCCACATGGACTCAGGTGCAACGGTTGTTACAATCGGAAATGCGTTTACAACAAGTGGTGAATCATCTTTCTATGTAGGAGACGCAAGTTTCAATTCAGAACCAACAAGTCCTGAAAATCCATATTATAGATTATTCGCTAGAAAATTCACTGTGTGTTTCGCAAAAGGATTTGACGGATGGGATATCTATAGAGAGTCAAGAACAAACGGTGACGACTTTATCTTAGGTTCGACAGGTTATTTAAAAGGTGCATGTCCAACATCAAGATACCCAACAGCAACAGGATGGGGAGCGTTCAAGAATATATCAATTGGTGGAGATGACTCAGATTGGGCAAACACCGACTACTACGCTTACCAATTAGGTATTGCAACTTTTGCAAATCCTGAAGCAACTAACATTAACGTGTTCGCTACTTCAAGTATCGACTATGTTAATAATAGTAATTTAGTTGAAGGTGCGATCAATATGATTCAAGATGATAGAGCTGACTCAGTTTATATCTGTACAACACCTGACTACGATATGTTCCTACCAACAACAACTGACAACTTAGGATTAATTTTCCCAACAGAAGCGGTTGATAATTTAGAACAAACAGGTATCGATTCAAACTACACAGCGACTTACTATCCTTGGATTCTTGTAAGAGATACTGTTAACAATACACAACTTTACATCCCACCAACAGGTGAGGTTTGTAGAAACTTAGCATTGACTGATAACATTGCATTCCCTTGGTTCGCATCAGCGGGTTACACAAGAGGTCTTGTAAATTCAATCAAAGCAAGAATTAAACTAACTCAAGAAAACAGAGATACTTTATACAAAGGTAGAATTAATCCTATCGCAACTTTCTCTGATGTCGGAACAGTAATATGGGGTAACAAAACGTTACAACAAGCTGACTCAGCATTAGACAGATTGAATGTAAGAAGACTTTTACTTCAAGCTCGTAAATTGATTTCAGCAGTAGCAGTAAGATTATTGTTCGAACAAAACGACGAGATTGTAAGACAACAATTCTTAGATAGTGTTAACCCAATCCTTGACTCTATTAGAAGAGACAGAGGTATCTACGACTTCCGTGTGACAGTTTCATCTTCACCTGAAGATCTTGATAGAAATACACTAACAGGAAAGATTTATCTTAAACCAACGAAAGCTCTTGAATTCATCGATATTGAATTCTTAATCACACCAGCGGGGGCAACGTTTGAAAATATCTAAAATTAATTGGGGGGACTAGTTCCCCCCTTTAGCCAATATGAAGAAAGAATTTAAAGAAGGGTTTGATTCCAAAGGTTCTCCAGATATGAAATATTACGCATTCGATTGGGATGATAATATTGTTCATATGCCGACTGAAATTGTTTTAAAGGACGATAACGGTGAGGAGGTTGGTATGTCGACTGCTGATTTTGCGGAGTATAGAACAAAGGTTGGAAAGAGTGATTTTGATTATAACGGACACACTATTGTGGGGTTTGCAGAAAATCCGTTTAGAAACTTCAGAACTGAGGGGGACAAACAATTTATAATTGACGCGATGAAAGCTAAAGTTGGTCCTGCTTTCGATGATTTTAGAGAGGCAATCAATAATGGTTCAATATTTTCAATCATCACAGCAAGAGGTCACAACCCTAACACTTTAAAACAAGCGGTTTACAATTACATATTAAATGATTTTAATGGGATTAGTAAGGAACAATTACTTAAGAATCTTAGAAAATACCGTTCATTTGTGGGTGAAGAAGAAATGACGGACAATGAATTAATAAAAACATATTTGGAACTCAACAAGTATCATCCTGTTTCTTTTGGAGACGAGGGGGGTGCAACTAATCCTGAGGAGGCGAAAGTTACTGCGATGGAAGGATTTGTTGACTACATAAAAGGACTAGCGGCATTATTTAATAAAAGAGCATTCTTAAAAAAGGATATTGCTAATAAATTTACTCCTACAATTGGATTTTCAGATGATGATATAAGAAATGTAGAAGTAATGAAGAAAAGGTTTGATAAAGATCCAGATAATATAGTTAAAACTTATTATACTGGTACTGGAAAGAAATCTAGAATGAAATAATGAATACTTTTTTTTGACGATAAAGTAAAGAGAAAAAAATTATTCGAGATATATTTATACTTATAAACACAAAAAGAAAAAAATAATATACTATGGCTGACTTACTGATGAAAATGCCTATACCTTACGAACCGAAACGTCAGAATCGATTCATTTTGAGATTTCCTTCGACATTGGGTATTAATGAGTGGTTTGTGGAGTCTGCAGCAAGACCTCACATAACAATCGGAGCTACAGAGATTCAATTTTTGAATACCTCTACTTACGTTGCTGGTAGATTTAACTGGCAACCAATAAACGTTACATTCCGTGATCCAATTGGACCATCAGCGGCTCAAGCTCTTATGGAGTGGGTTCGTCTACATGCAGAATCTGTTACAGGTCGTATGGGATATGCTGCGGGTTACAAAAAAGATATCGACCTTGAAATGTTGGATCCAACAGGAGTGGTTGTTGAGAAATGGATTCTTTACGGAACTTTCTTAACAGACGTTAACTTCAACGCTTTATCGTATTCTCAAGATGCTTT